GTCACTGATGCAATGGTCAATGTCAATGGCTCCCAAATCCCCAAACACGCCAACGCCGATCCCGTCATAACCGCCCACAGCTTCCAGGGTTTCAGACAACGGGGCGAATGTTGCCGGGTCTTTGGTGCTGGCTCCGTTGCCCGTTCCGGGGGTGTAGGGGACTTTGGTAAGTTTGCCATTCCGTTTCTCATACTTCCAGCAACAGAACAGGCCATTTTCCCGCAACGTGGCGGGGATGGTGTCTAAATTCAAGATTTCACCTTCTTTTTTTTGCCAATTTTGCTTTCGGAATCCCTGTTAGACATTATCCGCCATTGCCGTGGCGTTTGTGTCGATAATGTCCCGGCCCAGCACACGGGCCAGCTTGTCGGCGGTGGCCTGGGAACAGCTTTTCCCGGTCTTGACGCTGGAAACGGTCACACGGGAAACGCCGGACAACTCCGCTACTTGCTTCACGGTCAGATCAGCACGGGCAAGAGCCGCCGCAAACTTCACACGATCAATACGCATGGTTTTACCTCACTTTCTTGTCAGTATGTTAATTTTCAAGGTGCATTGAATATTTGCGTTTGCAAATACTATAGTCTTATTATAACTGCAATTGCAAATATTGTCAAGCCCTTTTCAAAAAATATTTGCATTTGTTAATTTTGTGTGCTATACTGCAAATATCGAAAGGGGGTGAACACCTTGCAAACCGGTGAAATTATCGGCAATTTGGCAAAAGAGAAAGGTATCAATTTGCGTCAGCTATCAATTAAAGCGGATGTTCCATATAATACGCTCTATGCCATTGTAAAAAGGAAAAGTTCAAGGGTAGATGTGGAAACCTTGCTGAAAATTGCTAAAGCCCTGGATGTTCATTTGCGTGATTTGGCAGACAATTCTTGGTTAGAAGAAATTGACCGGGAATTGGGGCCGGAAAAGTTAGCGGCATTGAGAGCAGAGGTTTCTTCCAGCGAAACAGATGATGAACGCAAGCCAACAAAACTGGAACAAGAAATTATTGAACTATTTCTTAAACTGGACGATCCCGCCCGTTCTGCTCTCCTTGGATATGCAAACAGGCTTGTTGAAGAAATGCGGAACAAGCCGGATGAAAATGTTCCAATGGACATTGAATCCCAATTAGAGCGGTATAGGCGTGGTCTATTGATGGGGATAGCCACGGCGCAAGCAAATTTTTCTATTCCGCCTGAAGATATTGACGTTGACAGCATATCCTTAACGCCGGAATTAAGCGCAATGGTTGAGGACGCAGTAAAAAAGCAACGGGAAATCCTTGAAGCAGAACAGCAAAAGAAATAAACCCCGCCACGGGGCCATAGACGGCCCATATAGCGGGGTTAGAGGGAAGGGGATATATAGACACCACCCACGGCATAAACGCCGTAGAACGGCCCATAGAGGGCAAAATAGAAGAATCCCCACGGCGGCAACCGTAGGGATTCCGAAAGCACCCACCACAAGACACCTACCAAAGAATCAAGGGTGGACAGGTACATTATAGCACCTGCCCTTGGTTCAGCGCAACCACTTTTGAAAGGGACAGGTGAAATTTCTTGAAGTTACCCAATAATTACGGCTCCATATCGAAGCTGTCAGGCAACCGCCGCCGTCCGTATGTCGTGCGGAAGTCCAAAGAAGGCGGGGGCTTCACTATCCTTGGATACACAGCTTCCAGGGAAGAAGGGCTTGAACTGCTGGCCCAATACAACCAGAACCCCTGGGACATAGACCGGGCAAAACTCACCTTGCAACAGCTTTATGATCTCTGGACGGAAAAGAAGGCTCAGAGGCTTGGAAAGGCCAACCAGGACAGTTTAAGGGCCGCTTTCAAACACTGTTCAGCCCTCTTGAATCGGCCCTATAAAGAGATCAAAGCGTTTGAAATGCAAGATACCATAGATGGTTGTGGGCGGGGCTACTCCACACAAGGGGCCATTAAGAATCTTTGGACACACCTTGATAAATTCGCCTTGGAACTGGACATAATCACTCGCCAATATTCCGATCTGCTCACCAGCACAGCGGCCCCGCCCACGTCCCGGACGGTGTTCACCGCTGAAGAAGTGGCCCGGTTGTGGGAACACGCCGGGGAACCGTGGGTTGACACGGTGCTGATTTTCGTATACAGTGGGTGGCGTATCTCTGAACTGCTGGCACTCACCCCGGCAGACGTTGATCTTCAGGCCGGAACCATGAAGGGCGGCACGAAAACCAAGGCCGGGAAAGGGCGCATTGTCCCGATCCACTCCAAGATCAGACCCATGGTGGAAGCCCGCCTTGCTGAAGGTGGCCCCCGGCTGATCTGCTATGAGGGGAAGCCGGTTCCGGTGACTACATACCGCCTTTTCTGGCGGGACATTATGAAGCGGCTGAATATGGCCCACGTCCCCCACGAATGCCGCCACACCTTTGAAACCCGCCTGGACAGTGCCGGGGGAAACCGCCGTTGTATTGACCTTCTTATGGGCCACGTTTCCAAAGATACTGGCAACAGGGTTTACAATCACAAGACACTGGCAGAACTTCAGGCAACCATTGAACTTTTCACGGTTTAAGGGTTGAACTGTAACAAATTTGCAACACGGCCCCGGAAAACCCTTGAAATATCAAGGTTTTTCGGGGGCTTGTTCATAGGGCATAATAAATATGTTCAATTTTCAGGTGCTTCACGGCGCTTTACCGCATCCGCTAACCGCTGAAATTCAAGAAGTTCAATATTTAATAGCCCCTGGCGGTCACTGGCGGCTTGCGGCAATTTGCAACACATTTGCAACAGTGAACAGCACTTGAAAATTAACTTTCAAAGGGCTAATACACCCTATCCGGGTAGGGGTATAAATCCACCACGGGGAAGGTTTTGGGAATCAGATTCTTTCCTTGCTTTAGGCTGTCCACCATGACGGCTTCAACCTCTGGCGTGAAATCATGCAAGAGATAATCCCGGCCCCGGTAGTGGTACACCAACCCAAAACCGGGCATAGCATAGCCCATGGTTCCGCCAAAACGATCTATGAATTTTTGGGTGGTTTCGTCCCACATATTCAAGGCCCCCTTCAAGAGATTTAATCAAGTTCAGTATAACACAGTATAAGGCAAAATGGAACCCCGGCCCATTGATGGATATGGGCCGGGGTTCAGCATGACCAAAGAAAGTCTGATGGAATGGGGCCTGACACAGAATTAAGGGGGCGGACGTGCTTTTTCTTCCATGGTTCACGTCCCCCCATACAAGCTATCATACAAAAACTTGCTCAATTTTTCCTCCAACAGAGCAGGAAGGGTGTTTTCCACTTCCTGAATAGAAATAGTCAGCATAAATCTTCCGGGAACCCATGAATCTTTAAGCCGTAATCCAAGTTGCGGCACATAGCGCCCCGGCCTTTGCCGGTGCCCGTACTCCACATAGGACGCATATTCCATATTGTTCACGATGGTAACAACATAGTTGTTCCCTTGCTTTTCTATAGGTAGAACTGTCCAGGCATCCCGCAAGGTTCCGCCCGTATAACCCGCCCAATACTCTTGTTTGGCTTCCTCGGTGGCATAGTCAGGAACTACCCCGGCAATAGTTCTTTTCTTGACTTTCCTCAACAGCATTTGGGCAATCTGTTTAGCCATATCTTGACAAAAGCGATCAAGGTCTACTTGCTCCAATTTATCAATACGCCGTTCCAGTTCCTTAAGTTCCCGAAAATCAACCTTGCCCCATCGTCCCCTCCCCATGGTATCAACTCCCATTCTTCAAAATTTGGTTTAGCTGGTCAATGCCCTTTCGGTGGTATCTGAAGATTGAGTGTCGGCCATAGTTCATCAATTCTTCCATATCAAGCCACGGCACTTTCTGACAGCCTGATCCGGTCAGGCCATAGCGCAATTCTATGACTGTCCGGGCGGTGGTATCCGGTATCAGCTTGACCAACCCCACAATTTTTTCCCGCTGGGCGGTCAGTTCATCAATACGGCTCTGTATATTGTCCTGGAAGGCCGCTATTTTGGCTTTTGTGGGCTGGGATAGGTCAATACCCACATAAGGAACCGGGGCCTTTAGAATGTCCTGCAAGCGCTTTATCAGACGTTGCGCCGGAACCAGGGAATCCAGCAGAATTTCAGCCGGGGACAGGTCAGCCATAAGATCACCGCTCCATTTCCATAACCAGGGCTTCCAATTCATCCAGCTTGGTTTGAAGTTCACTTGTTTTAATCACGTTCAACGCCGAATTGCAAGCGTAAAGAAGGGCGTTTCCCCGCTTTGCGTCAATCTCCCCATTCAGGATCATATTACTGATCCGGCCTATACTCCGGCGAATGTCAGCCGGGGTGGATAGCTTCAGGGTCTTTCGCCGGGGCATACTCTCACCGCCTTACTGGTTCATATCGTCAATGAAAATCACGGTATCTTCAACCGTGTTGGGGTATTCGTCCGCCAATGCGTGAAGTGCATCAACGGCGGCTTCCATGGTGTCATGCTCTGTTCTGATCCGCCGTCCGTCACGCTGTTTCCCGGCCCACAGATCACCCATGGCGATCCATTTCCCGGTGTCCGGGTCATAATTGACGAACCCCATATAAAACCGCTCTGCCTTGCGCTGGGCGGCTCTTTTGGCCTTGATGATTAGTTTATCTACCTTGTCCATGAAAAGCCCTCCATAGGCCAACAGGGGGCCGCACAGGACTATTTACCCATGCGGCCCCATTGGTGGGTTATTCCTCTGTGCCGGTGCTGGCGGCGGGCTGGGCCTGATAGTAAATGGCCTTGACCTTGTTATCCAGGGTGAAGGCATCGTAGCAGATACGACCTTCCACCAATGCGCCGGAAATACCGGGCGGGTTGTCGTGGATCGTGTAGTCCTCCAACTTGGTCGGGGCCACGGTAGCGCAGGGGTGGGCGATCATGAAGCCGAATCCAGCGGGAAGCCGGTTGGCGGGAATCTTCTGCACGGTCATGCCGTCCAGCATGGCAATCACACCCTTCAGGCGGAGATCATTACCCACGTCCGTTTCCATGGTAATGTCCTTGCACTTTTTCATCAGCGCATAGGTGGCGGGGGTGACAACCAGCACCCGGCCCGTTTCGGGAACCTCGGCATTGTCCAGGGTTTCAGAACCGGCAAGGATTTCCGCATAGATGTTGGTAGCGGTCAGGGCCTTGGCGGCGGGGGCGGTTCCGGCATTGGCGCACATTACGCCGTAGGTGTAGGCATCCACTTCCGGGATCACCACTTCCCGAAGCTGGCGCTCCAAGGCGCTTGCCGCCTGAAGCTGTTGGGCGGTTTCGTCCGTATCCAGCTTGTCAATAGCGAAGGTGAAGGAACGATCCTTTTTCAGCGTAAATTCCTCGGTGACAGCATCCAGGGACGCAACAGCGCCGTAGCGGCTCCAATTCCCCTGGGCGGGGCCGGTGCGCCCGTAGTCGTTCATGGCGGACGTGCTGATCTTATACACCTTGACGGTGTGCGCCCCTGTCCAATCAAAATCGGTGTTGGTTAGAAGGGACTTTTTGGAAGCCGTGGTGAACTTTTCATCCACCAGCGGCTTAAAAGTGGTTACGAGATTGATAGCCATTTATTGGAACTTCCTTTCTTATCCAGGAAGGCCCATTGCCTTGCGAAGCCTGGAATCACCGCTTGATTCCAATTCCGGGCGGCGTCCAGCTTCAGCGGGTTTGGCCCCGTGGATGGTGAAGGGCTTGGGCGCTTCCGCTTTGATTTTGTCGATCACACCCTTCAGGGTGGTAATGGCCTTTTCCATGGCTTCCGGGCTGGACACATTCAAAGCGTTCAGCAGTTCCACAGGAAGGCCCGCATCGGTCAATTTCTCTTTGGCAGTCAACAGCAATTCACGCTGGGCCAACTGCTGTTCCCTTTCAGCAAGGGCAGTTTCCCCCTTGCGCTTTTCGGCGGCAAGGCGTTCGCCCACAATGCGGTTCACATCGTCCTGGCTGAAGGTCTTTGCCCCGGCTCCACTTTCCGGGTTGGTGTTGGTGGTCTTGTTTTCATCCATCGTTTATTCCTCCGTTTAACGTCCAGAGTGGACTAAATATGAAAAAAGCGTGGGAACCGTCCATAACAGACAGTTCCCACGCCGTTTTCGCACAGCTTCCACCCGGTAGGGGGTGGGGTACTTTGATAGGTTAATTATACCACATAGGGGGGTGGGGGTCAAGCCCAAACCGGGCTATTTTGTAGGCTTCCCGGTATTTTTGGGGTTGAAAAACATGAGTTTATAAGGGGGCTTAGGTATGTCTTTTTTGAGTTTATAGGGGGGTAAAATGTCCTTTAACCGGGGTTCAATCTGTTCGGCAATCTGCTTACAGTCCGGTGTATAGCTGACAGTGATTTTGATAGGCATAGGCGATCACTCCAACGGCGGAAGGGTCAGCGGCTTGATCTGGCCCATAAGCTGGCTGATTTCCTTATCCCGGATGGTGGCGATCTCCAACAGCGTTTCGGACAGGTGCGCCGCCTGTTCCAAGGCTTCCTCGTTATCCTCCACAGCGTCCCAAATCAGGGTATTGAGAACCGCCAAAGAACGCTTCAGATGTTCGATATTGCATGAAAAATTATTAAAAGCATCCAAGGTTTCCTGGCTTACGCCATAGTCCGGGGCATCGGTCACAAACTGGGCCATCTTCAAAGCAAAATCAGTGGTCATTATGTAGTTACCTCACTTTCTGTTGGGCGGCAAGCATGATTGCGTGAAGGAACCGAATAAACTTCCTAAGATCGTACTTGTCCAAGCTGACATATCCAATCTTATCCCTAAATAGCTTTTCATCTTCATTGAAGGGGCGTTCACCCAGAGAATAAACCGCCCTCTCACAAGGGGCCGGGAACTCCTCAAAGTACATGGACAACGTGCCGATAAGCTGATGCAAGCTGTCCGCTTTCGGATCAATGCACATCCTCTTGCTTTTCCGCTCAAAGGTTACAACTACCGGTTGAAGGTCGAAACTGGCATCCAAATCCAGAGTATACCCCATTCCCTCTAAAACATGGAAAAGAACCGCTTTGACTTCATCAAAATTCATATGTAACAAATCCTTTCTTGTCAGGCGGGGCGGTCTGTGTTACAATCTCCATAGACCGCCCCTTGGTGGGTAGGTTCCGGCTCCTATGTGTCAGGTTGTGGAAGGCGTGACACATGGGGGCTTTCTTACTGCTGGGCCTGGAACATCGGCAAATACTTATCTATCAGAATATCCAGGCAGATTTCCACGTCCCGGCTAACTTCACCGGGATAAATCATATTGAGAATCGGGGAACCAAGGAACCCAAGCACTTCAACCACAGCTATCAGCTTGCACTTCTGGCGCTTGACGTTCTTCAGGTTGCGGCGATCCTCTTTGTTGGTGGGTTCGCCTATTGCGTAGTTTTTGGCGGCGTTAATGATCTCCGATTCTTCCATATTTTCAAATCCAGAAAGAAACGTGGAAATCATTTCGCCGTTTTCGTAGAAAACAAAACATTTTCTCAACTTTTTCACGACCTTTCTATATTTGCGGGGTGTCGCTGATACTGTCGCAGATGTAATTTACATTTTTCGGACTGAAAACCGTTGCGCCACAAGGCTTTGCGCTGATTTTTCGGGGATGTCGCACATATAATAAAATCTCTTATATAAATTAGTACATTCCGATCCAATTCAAAATTTTACATTAAGAAGTTCAAAGTATCTGCGACATCTGCGACAACAACGCTTAAACTGTTGCGGCGCAAGGGCTTCCGGTGTCGCTGATGTACTAAATCAATCAGCGACAATCAGCGACATCAGCGACAGCCACAAAGATTTTACAACTTTTCCCTTTAATCCGCTGGTCTTTCGTTTTCAGGTTCAGCCGCTTGCAGATTTGCCGGGAAAACTCAATGCTTGAAAGTGCGGTAAACTTGTTCAAGTTGCAGTAGGCGTTATACTGCTGGTAAACGCTCCTGGTTGGTTCATTCAAAATATCATCCAGGCCGATTTCATCAATGAAGCCGATTAAGGGGTTATTGCGTTCCTCATACTCCCTGTTTGCGGCCTTGACTTTCTGCGGCTCTGTGAAATGCTTTTGTGCAAGCGCCCGTTTCAGGCCAGCCAGGGACAGCACGATCATATATTCCAAGTGTTCCTGATGGGCCAGCTTGTATTTTAATTGCGGGTCATAATCGGGATCGTCCGGGGTGAATTTTGCATCGAAGGGGACGATTGCAAGCCGCCGTTGTACGGCTCCGGTTTTATCCTTGATCCGGGGAATCTCATTTGCGCTGAAAAGGAACGTGGAGTAGTTATTAAACTCGAAGGGGTCTTGTCCCTTGCGTTCAGCGTTCACCCGATCCCCTGTTACCAGCTTGCGGAAGGTGGACGCATTGGCAATAAATTCATCACCAATATCATCACCGATATTTGCCAGCTTGCCGAACAGTTCAGCGGTTTTGAACCTGTCCCCAAGTTCTTTCAGATCAAGGGAAGCAATGTTCTGATCTCCCAACATATGGTGTATGATGTAAAGAAACGTTGATTTGCCGTTGCCCTTCTCACCAATCAGGATCAGCGCCTTTTCTAAGCTGTTGCGGCGGTACAGACAGTAACCGGCAACTTCTTCCAACAGCGCCCGGATACCGGGATCGTTGCAAGTGATCTTGTTCAAGGTGTGATTCAACAATTCCGAATAGGCGGCGGGATTGTAGGGCCAGGGGATACGGTTCAAGATAACCTCGTTTGGGTTGAACTCCTTAAACTCGTCTGTTTCCAGGTCATACAGACCATTAGAAAAGGCTATCAGGGTAGGCCGGGACTGCTCTTTTTTAGGAGAGATACGCCGTAGGCGCTTTGTAACCTCTTTGATCTGCGAATCCTTCAGCACCGGCAATTCTTTGATTATGGCCCGTTCTAATGCGTCCTCGGTGGCATTGTATACGCCATCTTGGTAAATGCACAGTTGGTCTTGGATCAGGCAAACATTGTGGTTCCGCATGATGTATTCGGCAAATTGGTCATGCAGGAACTTGTTACCCTTGAAGAAACACTTCTTTGTAAAAGCATCGTCCCGCAAAATGGTATCAAGTTCCCTGTCGCTTACCGGCTCCCGCAAAACGTACTTGTTTGTGATCGTGATTGTCTGCCGGATTTCCTCAACGGTCAGCCCGTTACGCTGAAGGGAGAGAATGTAGGCAAATAGGGTATCGTTGCGCCCGTCCCCGTCCCCCATGCTCTGGAAGTCGATCATGGTATCCACCGGCCGGAACCAACATGGAATATCCTGATAGGGGCCTTCATCATAAACGGTGCGGCGGTCTACCCCCTGCCAGCGGATACACTCTAAGCCATTCTTCCGGCCCAACTTTATATCCACCACAATTCCACAGGCCAGCATGACTTCAGTAGCGCCCTTCTTGATCCTCGCTTGCCGGTCAAGGAAATTGGCGTGGATACCTCTGCCGCCGTCCCGGTCAGTCACCCGGCACTTCAACCCCTCACCCTGGATCACTTTCAACAGCAATTCGCTGTTGTCCTGATCGTCAGCGTCCAGCAACACAGCATCCGGGGCCAGAATTGCGGAAACGCCTTTGTAGGTATCACAGTTTTCGTAGGGCCATTGATTTTCCGGTTTGGTGTAAGCAAGTTTGGTGGCCTTCTGCCCTTCCTTGGTCAGATTGTCATTCAGCGGGGTATAGGCGTTCCAAAAAGGATCGTTGTTGTGGGCTATGCTCAAAATTCTGAAATAACAGAAAGTTATAACACTGGTTTTGTGGGTGCTGGAAATTATTCAAGCACAAAGTACTCATTGGCTGGAGGTATCTTTGGCTATGGAAATGGAGTGACAGTATCTTCTTGTATCAATGACGGCGCAGTGCAAGCAATAAATAAAGTGGATAATACAAAGCAAAAAATAACTTCAACAAAAACTTCTGGTGAAGGTGAAAGTGTTGATTATATGAAAACGCCTAACAAACTTACTTATGAAGTTATATCAACATATAATTCAGGTGATTTCAGACAAGTTTATGCCTATGGAATTGGTTATGCCGGTGAGGGCAATAATAGTTTTGAAAGTAATTCAACATCAACAAGAAACATCAAAAATGATGGAAATATGGGAGAATTCACGGATAAAAAGGAAATTGTTTTTATATGACACAAGTAAATAACAACGTAACA